TAGTACAACTACTCACTACGTCCGATATTGAGGTAGGCCAGTCCGTCACGCTTGCGGGCCTGGGCCACGGCATGAACGGGACACATACCGTCGTAGCCCTACCGGCCTACCTCTTTATTGGCGTTAGCGAAGAGGGCGATCTACGGACGGACCCCGCGTACATTATCCCTAATCAGGTAATGGTTTACGACGCCGGCGACGATATTGAACGTTCGGCAGTTATTCCTAACGGTACTTTGACCTATGCGCCTGTCTGCACGTGGATTACCGCTACAGACGTTGAGGACTGGCTAGGTATTGGAACTGCAACGGCATTAGATCAGGCATTCCTAACTCAATGCGCGGCGGCCAGTTCGCAGTTTTGTTATCGACGCAGAGCAGAGGCTAATTACTTTGACAGTTTGACTACTGCACCTAATAGCGCCGTTAAATTGGGAACTATTCAATATGCCGGCGCGCTTTATAGGTCCCGTGGTTCTATCGGGGATAGTTTCGCGTCATTTGACGGTATGGGCAATACCGCCTATACGGGCCTGTCTGCCATGGTTAAACAGTTACTGGGGATTGACCGCCCAGGGTGTGCCTAATGGCCGTAGTTGCTTATACAGACCTATTTAACGAGTGTCTAGACGATCTAGCCGCGAAAATTGGAGCCATTACTGGCGTTACTGTTGTAACCGATCCGCGAAACCTTGCGCCACCATGCGCATTTATTGACGCCCCAACCTTTGACGCCTTTAACGGCAACATTGTAAAAATGACGTTCCCCGTTCGCATTATCACGCTAGGACCTGGCAACCTTGACGCCCAGCGTTCACTAATGAACCTCACGTCTAAACTGTTAGGCGCAAACTTAGGCGTATTATCGGGCCGGCCTACCGTGGCTATTCTGGGCGGTACCGAAATGCCCGCCTACGATCTGCAAATTTCTATGCAGGCTCAAACTAGTTAGGAACGCCCGTGTTTATTATTCTTTCCGAACGTTTAGGTACTGTTGGGGCGTCGTTTGACGTTGAGGCCGCTAAGGCTAAGGGCTACAACATTAACGCCCTAATAGCCGGCGGTTTCATTGGTGAGGATTCCCCCATTAAGGCACCTAAGGCGAGTAAGGTAACCCCTAAGACCGACAAGACAAAGGACTAACCCAATGGCTACTAGCACCATTCTTTCCAACCCAGTAGTAACCGTAAACGCCGTCGACCTTACTGATCAATGTACAAGCGCGAGTTTTACGGAACGCTACGCTGAACTTACTGCCACCGCGTTCGGAGATTTATCTAACAAGTACGTCAAGGGCTTAGGCGACCATGAGGTAGTGCTAACTCTTTATATGTCTTACGCCGCGTCCGAAACATACGCCACCCTTAAGGACCTCGTAGGCACTACTTGTACGGTCATCGTTAAGCCAGCAGTAGGTGCAGATTCCGCAACTAACCCAGGGTTTACCCTTACCGGCGCATTTCTCGCAGAGTTGCCGCATACGTTCGCCATGGGAGAATTGTCAAGTATTGACGTGACGTTCCACGGGGGCGTTTACAGCGCGGACGTAACCGCCTAACCCCTAGGACCCGAAAGGCCCCGACATGAACATAACCCTACGCGTCACCCGCAACGGTGAAACCTACGACGTAACAACGAACCTTATGGTTACCGTCCTCTGGGAACGGAAATTTAAGGCTCGCGCATCCGATCTCGCTACTGGCGTATCAATGGAAGCCCTGGCCTATATGGCGTTTGAGGCTTCCAAAATGAACTCAATAGTTACGCCTGTCGCGTTTGACGATTTCTTAAAGTCCGTTGAAAACCTAGAAGTGGTGGACAATGAACCCGCAAACCCTACCCAGCCGGCACCTATCGCCGGCAACTAGCCGAACTACTAGTAGCGGTTCATTACTGGCCGCCGCAACTGCAATTTGATACGCGCGACATGGCAACGGTTATAGACGTTTTAGAGAAGCAGAGGCGCGAACATGCCCGTAACAGGTGATTTCCAGGTATTCGGTATTCAAGAAGCGTTAAAAGAAATTAACGACTTTGACAGGGTTTTTAGACGGCAAATTACTACCGATTTACAACAGGGCGCTGGTACTGAAATAGTCCAGCAGGCCCGCCAGTTTGTCCCTACAGAGCCACCGCTTACAGGTATGGCCCGTGGAGCCATGATTAAAGGACGTAACGACACCACGTTTAGCGTTCAACGTGTAAGCGCTGGAATTCGTACCCTGGTAGCGAAACGCGCTAGTAAAGAACGAACCGTTACTTTTACCCGTCCGCTATACCTTGACGGGCGAGTAGTTAAGGGCGCCTATACCCAGACCGTTGATTTTAAGGCTCGCCCGTTCGCTCTACTGACTGCCCAGCAAAAAGACGCCGCGGGCGCCCTGTGGGATCATGCCGGCGTTAATGAACGTAGCCAATTCGTGCAGAACCTAATTGCGTATGGACAACAGAGGGAAGCAGAGGCACCGCGCGCCCTAGCGCAAGGCGTAGGCGAGGCCATGCCTACCGTAGAAATTGAAGTATCAAAGGTTCTAGACCGTGTAAGTGAGAAACTAAACAAGAACTTACGACTGGAGCAAACCCGCTAATGGCTATCAATATTCCAATTATCTCTAGCCTGGATACAAAAGGTTTCGACAAGGCTAAACGCGAATTCGCAAACCTGGAGGGCGTTGGGGCTAAGAGTGCATTTGCATTAAAGAAAGCCGCGTTACCTGCGGCGGCGGCCGTTGGCGCTTTAGGCGTTGCCGCGTTTGATGCCGCTAAAGGCGCTATGGAAGATGCCGCCGCGCAAGCCCAATTAACCCAGACAATTAAAAAAAATACGACGGCCACAGACGCCCAAATTTCGGCTAACGAAAAATGGATAAGCACCCAGGGCAAACTATTAGGCGTAGCCGATGACGAACTACGCCCCGCCCTAGCGAAACTAGTAACCCAAACTGGATCAGTTACTAAAGCGCAAGAATTAGCCGCTTTAAGCATGGACGTCGCCGCGGCAACTGGTAAGCCTTTATCTGTTGTTACGGACGCGGTAGCACGTGCGGCAGGGGGCCAGGTTAAAGCCCTAGCCAAATTAGACCCGAAACTAAAAGGCCTTATTAAAGAGGGGCTAGACGCAGAGGGCGCCATGTCCGTACTGGCGGACACGTTCGGAGGTGCCGCCACCACGAAAGCAAATACCGCCCAGGGACAATTTCAACGCCTGCAACTATCGCTAGCCGAAACTAAAGAAACGATCGGCGCCGCGCTACTACCGATTATTGAAAAAGTGCTACCCGTCCTAACCACGTTCGGAAACTGGGCTAGCGAAAATACCGCCGTATTCCTAACCGTCGCCGGCGTAATTGGCGGTATTGCCGCCGCAGTTCTTTTAGTCAATGGCGCTATGACCGCCTGGACAGCCATTACGACAGCCTTTACAGCAGTGCAGGCCGCATTTAACGCGGTTATGGCAGTAAACCCGATTGTTTTAATCGTTGTCGGAATTGGCCTTTTAATTGCCGCGCTTGTCATTGCTTATAAGAAATTTGAGGGTTTCCGAAACGTCGTAGACAGCGTGTTTAGTTTTATTAAAACGGCGGTTAGTGGCGGGTTTGATTTCTTTAAGGGTTATATCGAATTTGTCCTAGGTATCTATAAAGGCATTTTTAATGGCGTCGCCAAAATTTGGAATAACACGATAGGAAAACTCTCGTTTAAGGTCCCAGGTTGGGTGCCAGGGTTTGGCGGTAAAGGGTTTGACGTACCGAATATCCCAATGCTCGCGGAGGGCGGAATCGTGACAGGCCCTACGCTAGCCATGATCGGAGAGCGCGGACCCGAGGCCGTCGTACCGCTGGATCGTTACCGCGGTGGAGGCGGGGACATTTACGTAACCGTACAAGGCGGGGACCCTAACGCCGTCGTAGACGCGCTACGCCGATACCAGCGCCAAAACGGCTCTATTCCTATTCGCGTGGCGTCCTAATGCCATACGTATATACCGCGGAATATTCAAACGATCAAATAACCTGGACGGCGCTAAGCAACGTACAAAGCCTGTCGGGTTTTATTGGCCGGCAAAAATTAGTAGACACGTTTGAACCGTCCCGTATGTCGGTATCCATTAGATACCCAAACGGCTACGCGTCACCTATCACCGCGCTAACTGTCGGGACCTGGGTAAGGATTAAACGAACGGGCGCCACGTACGAATTGTGGCGGGGCCGTATCCGTAACCTAAGTGTTTCCTATGGAATCCCATACCAGGGGGGCGTAGGAAACGCAGACTTTCTTAACCTTGAACTAGAGGGCGCACTGGCCGAAATGGGCCGCGCCCAGGGTAACGATCAGGTCATAACAGAAGACCTAGTTTTTTACTTATTAGGCGATATCACTAC